AAGCGCCTGTAAGTAGATTGATGGAGTATGCTATTAAGACTATTAAGGCAGAGATAAGGAAGTGTGAAATCTTATGTGCTAATTGTCACGCTATCCATACATATGATGAGAAGCACCACTTAATTAAGCAAGGGTAGACTTATGCGTAGGATTAGAAGTGATGACTACAGAAAGTATGATGCAGAGAGAAAGAGAAAACATCAAGCTAAAGGCCAAGCTATAATAAGAAGACTTAAAACTATGAAAGGTTGCGCCGTTTGCGGTTACAAAGAACATCACGCAGCCCTAGAGTTTAATCATATAGATCCCGCAACAAAGTTATGTAACATAAGTCACGTAACACATTATGCAGTTTTTGGTAGAAACACTAAAAGTAAAAAGAAATTAAGGGATGAGTTATCTAAATGTGAAGTGTTATGTGCTATATGTCACAGAATAAAAACATTTGAAGGTCAGCACTGGAAAGGTAAATAAATGATCAAAGTAACATACAAAGGCCACATGGGTAATGACCTTACAGTTTGTAATGCTGCCCGTGTTTCATTCGGTAAAGAAACTGAGTGGGATTACGAAGAGTCAGATGCTTACAGCTTTAAGTCACACCTTAAAACAAAAGATAGAAAGCTTATACAATACCTAGCCAAGCACAAACACATTAGCCCCTTTGGGCATTGCTTTGCCAGCTTTCACATCAAGGCACCAGTCTTTGTAGCTAGACAGTTAGTCAAGCATAAGTTTCTACGGTGGAATGAGATTAGCCGTAGGTACGTGGACAATGAGCCTGAGTTTTATGTACCTGATACGTATCGTGGGCGTAGTCTTGATAAGAAGCAAGGTAGCTCTGGTAAAGTAACTGTATCTGACAACGGCTTTAACGAGATTGCATTGACTGAGTATGAATTTCTACTAGATTTAGGTGTATGCCCAGAGCAAGCACGTATGGTACTGCCACAGTCTATGATGACTGAGTGGTATTGGTCAGGTAGCTTAGATGCCTTTGCTGACATGTGTAAGCTTCGCTGTGCGCCTGACACACAAGCCGAGACATCAGAGGTAGCGTGGGATATTGATCGCATTATGGTAAAATTATTTCCTGTGTCGTGGGAAGCATTAAGGGAGAATGACTAATGAGGGGTAATATCAATGGCGCAATTAAGGCAGCAGCTATTGTAGCTTTACTTATAGCTGCGCCACCTGTGTTGATAGCTATGACGTATGACGAATATCCAAAGTATTGCAAGCTGTCGATCTTGCTACCGTGTATAGGAGTAAGTGATGAATGACATTAAAGTAACAGATGTAGAAGAGCACCTTGATGGTAGCGCTACACTACAAGTAGAATGTGCCCCTGAGATATTCGCAGCCATCTTCAACGTAGGGTTTGTAGCTCTTATAAAGAGAGGCCTAGAAAGTGAGAAGTGGCAGACATGTGTAAGCTGTGGTGGCCCCGCTAAGAATGATATGTGTGGCTTTTGCTTAGAAGAGGAGTAGTACCATGAGTATGGCTGGAACAATAGAAGACATGCGTTGGGAAATAAAACTGTTGAAAGATGAGAACAGTAGGCTTAGACGTTTCATTAAGGATCACAAACTGATTCGTGAGTTTGACGATGAAGAACGTAAGAGAGCCTTAGAGAGAGCAAGAATAAATAAATAACTACACTTGTAGGAGACAAGGATGATTGAATTAGCATTACTAAAAACTCTACTTAATAAAGAGTTTTACGATCAGCACAAAGGCATACGCTGCCCTGATAAGATCTTTACTAAAGACACACGTAAGATCAAACAGGCGTTAGATACGGCAATGCAGACGTATGAAGAAGATATGTCTGTGTCAGATCTTGAGGCTGTGTTCATGGGGCTTAATCAGACCATGACAACGGCTACGAAATCTGCATTCCAGGATTTGTTTCAGCGTTTAGATAAGGCTGAGCCTATCAAGAAAGACATTGCAGAAGATACTTTGAGCCACCTGTTTCAGCAGTACGTTGGTGAGCAGGTTGCCAATCTAGGTTTCGACTTTGTGAATGGTAGCCAGAATAGTCTTGAGCCTTTACGCCGCTTATTAGAGGATTACAAAGATGATTTTACTCCTAACCTTCGCATTGATTGGGATGATATTGACATTGATACATTGCTTGCTGCTAATAATCTTGAAACACAATGGAAGTTTAATATACCAAGTCTCCGTAGAAAGGTGGAAGGCGTTAGTAATGGTCATCTTCTTGTGGTTGGTGCTAGGCCTAATACTGGTAAAACTTCCTTCCATGCCTCTCTGGTAGCCGGTACTGATGGGTGGGCATCACAGGGTGCCAAGTGCATTGTACTGTGTAACGAAGAGAGCTACGAGCGTGTCGGTGCACGTTACCTAAGTGCTGCAACCAACATGAGTATGGATGAAGTGAAAGAGAATGTATCTCTGGCACGTAAGCGCTACGATCCAGTAAAACAAAACATCCGTATCAAAGATAGTACAAACAAAGATATGAAATGGGTTGAGGCAGTAGTAAAGAATGAAAAGCCTGACATTGTTGTTTTGGATATGGGTGACAAGTTTGCAACCAAGAATAGTGATAAGTCAGACATATACCTCAAGGATGCAGCCATCCATGCACGTAACATTGCAAAGCAGCATAATTGTTGTGTGATTTGGATGTCTCAGCTATCTGCTGTTGCAGAAGGTAAGGTCTACGTTGATCAGTCCATGATGGAAGGGTCTAAGACAGGTAAGGCAGCGGAAGCAGATCTTATGGTTTTAATCTCTAAAGACCCTATCGTAGAAGGGCAGTCGGAAGAGTCAACACGGCGGCACCTAAACATTGCTAAGAATAAACTAAAGGGTGGGTGGCATGGGGTTGTCCACTGTGAGTTAGATGGTGAGCGTTCACTCTACACCGCTTAGGAGAATAGATGAGACTTGTATTAGATGTAGAGAACAGCATCACATGGCGTGATGGTAAGACGTTCATTGACCCTTATGAGGTAGGCAACCACCTTGTTCAGGTAGGCATGGTAAATGCTGACAACAAAGAAGAGCTTATGCTTGTTACATTAGATCACAATGAGCATAAGGATTCAGACGGTCAAGGTAGAGCCTTGATACAGAAGTTACTTGATAAGACTACACTGCTTATCATGCATAATGCCAAGCATGATCTTATGTGGCTATGGGCCAGTGGATTTACGTATGATGGTGATATCTATGATACCATGTTGGCAGAGTATATATTGTGCAGAGGGCAGAAGCCCAAAGAAGGCATTGGCCTAGCAGCCTGTGCTATTAGAAGAGGCTTAGCAGAGCAGAAAGAAGACTACCTTACTGCCTGTATAAAGAAAGGAATAAACACCCATGAGACGGATCTCGACTCTCTTAGCCTTTATCTTCGGGCTGACATCCTCACAACTTGTGAGTTGTTCCACAGCATCGAAGCCGACTACGCAACCCCCGAATCCAGATCCCTTTATGCAGTCAGAACCGTCACCTTTCAAACATGCAGAACCCTCACCGAAATGTACATGTCAGGACTAAAGGTAGACCTTGATGTATTGGAGCAGGTTAAGGAAGAGTTTGAGCTTGAACAGGCGCAGATAGAAGAGCGTCTGCAGAGCCAAGTGCGGGATCTTATGGGTGATACACCTATCAATTTAAACTCGCCTGAACAGCTATCTCAGGTTATCTTCTCACGTAAGCCTAACGATAAGAAAGAATGGGCTGATATATTTGAGTTTGTAAAAGATAAGGCTGAATTTAAATCTGCAGTCAATGCTAATTCTAAGATGCTGTTTAAGACTACCGCTTTTACATGCCCTACATGTAACGGGGCAGGTCATACGTACAAGACAAAGAAAGATGGCACACGTTACGCTAGACCCAACAAGTGTACCACCTGTGACTCAAGAGGTTATGGCCTGAAAGAGTCAAAGCAAATGGCCGGGCTTGGCTTTAGTGCACCAAATAAGAAGTGGGTAGCGCATAGTGGTTTTGGTACAGGAAAGGATAACTTAGATGCACTGGTGGCAACTGCTAGGAACAATAACATGGAAGCTGCGGCAAGCTTTATTCTGGATGTTAAGCGCCTTAATGCTATCACTAGCTACCTTTCTAGCTTTGTTAGCGGCATATCTGTGCATACTAAGTCTAACGGATACCTTCACGCAACTCTTAGCCAGCACATAACAGCTACAGGTAGGTTTAGCAGTAAGAATCCTAACATGCAAAACATGCCTCGCGGTGGTACATTCCCTGTTAAGAAAGTATTTGTGTCACGTTGGGAAGGCGGTAAAATTTTAGAGGCAGACTTTGCCCAGCTTGAATTTAGAGCGGCTGCGTTCTTAGCTCAAGATGAGGTTGCAATGAGAGAGGTTGAAACAGGCTTTGACGTACATGCTTACACTGCAAAGGTTATCTCTGATGCAGGGCAACCTACAGCTAGACAGGCAGCAAAAGAGCATACGTTTGCCCCGCTCTTTGGCGCTACTGGTTATGGGCGTAGCAACGCTGAGAAGGCTTACTACGAGCACTTCAATGATAAGTACAAAGGCATAGCACAGTGGCAACAAAACTTAGCTGACGAGGCAATGCGCTTCAATAAGATTACCAACATCAGTGGTAGGCAGTATGCTTTCCCTGACATTGAGCGTAGAGCTAATGGTAGTGTTACACACTTTACTATGTTAAAGAATTATCCTGTGCAGGGCTTTGCTACAGGTGATGTTACCCCTGCTGTACTTAATGAGTTTCACAAAAGATTGAAGCCACTAAAGTCTGTACTGATCAACACAGTACATGATTCAGCAGTAGCTGACATACATCCAGATGAAGAAGAAGAGGTATTACAAATAGTTGCAGATCTTAATGACAACCTTGTGGATCTAATAGAAGATGTGTACAAAGTACGTATGAATGTGCCACTATTATTAGAGGCAAAAATAGGCCCAAACTGGCTTGACACAAAAGACGTATAATGTATAACTACAATTTCCTGAAACGCTCATCGAAAGGAAAAGATATGAGCCAAGAATTAGCAGTAGCACTAGACCGTGGACAATCAATGGCAGAGCTTATGGGTGTGTCTAACAACACACAACAGAGCGCAACGCCTAGCGTATCACGGCTCAACGTCAACCAAGAGATCCTAGAGAAAGAGGTATCTATGGATGGCGAAACGTTTATGAAACCAACCGTACCAAAAGGAGCATATAAACTAACTACAGGTGATGATGTAGTCTACAGTAAAACAGTTACTGTGCGTGTCTTTGCTGTACGCCAACAGTGGCAGCGCTGGAATGGTGACACTACTGAAATGGAGAAAAGCGTTTTGGCTAACAGCCTTAACAAGGATCTCAAAGATAACTTAGGTGGTTATAACTTAGGTAGGCCATCAGGTTATATCGAAGACTTCAATGCACTTCCAGAAGCAACAAAGTCTCTCATTCGTAGCGTAAAGCGAGTTAAGGTATTCTTTGGCTTGGTAACATTAGATAGCCCTACAGATGCTATGGGTGAAAAAGTAGACGGTAATTTCACGGACATCCCGTTTGTGTTTGATGTTAAGAACCGTGACTCTCTTAAAGCACTAGATGGTGTACTGGCGCAGATCAACAAGAAGAATCTCCTGCCACCTATGTCTACTATCAAGCTATCTCCTGCTGTAGGTAAGATCCCTACGGGTGCTACCTTTGGGTACGTTACTGCAGCAATCGGTGATAAGGTTGAGCTATCTGATGATGACAATGGTATACTAGGAAACTTCTTAGACTTCATTGAATACATCAACGTCTCACTCTTAGATAAGCATGAAGAGCGTAGCTCTGATGGTCTGTCACACGCCGACAAAGAGATTGTAGCTTCAATCGTAGAAGTGGAAGAGTAATGGAACATCCTGCTGAATTAGCAATCTTCTCTTACTTACAGAAGGCTATGGCAGGTGAGGCATCAATGTCAAAAGAGGTGGCTTCTAAAGTCGCCTCTGATGTTGAGGCTGCTATGCTAAAGCAGTTTGCTAGTGGGCCGCGTGACGAGTTTCGTATGCGTATGTCCAATCTTGGTAAGCCTAAGTGTCAGTTGTGGTATGAAAAGAATGACCCAAAGGATAAGACCCCTTTCCCACCACACTTCTTGATGAACATGGTCTTAGGTGACATTGTTGAAGCTGTGTTTAAGGGCATCATGCGTTCTGCTGGTATAGACTTTAAGGACAACGATAAAGTCACACTAAAGCTACCTCACGGTCAAGAGATAAACGGTGAGTATGACATGGAGTTGGATGGTAAGATTGACGATGTAAAGTCTGCCTCTCCTTGGTCATACCAAAACAAGTTTGCCTCATTTGATGCACTAGAGAGTGGTGATAGCTTTGGTTACATCCCACAGCTTGTAGGCTACGCAGAGGGTGCAGGTAAAGGTGTTGGCGGCTGGTGGGTTATCAATAAAGCTAATGGTGAGTTTAAGTATGTCTCAGCCTCTGAGGTAAACAAACAATCTGTGCTAGATGATATCCAGGATACGGTTGATTATATAGATCAAGACCAGCCCTTCGAGCGTTGCTTTGAGCCAATCGAAGAAACGTTTTACAAGAAGAAGACAGGCTTTAAGAAGCTAGGTACTGAGTGTGGTTTTTGCGCTTTTAAACATAAGTGCTGGCCTAACCTAAGTACAGAACCTGCTAGAGCATCAAAAGCTAAGAACCCAAAAATGGTAGACTATGTAGATTAAAGGATTAAAGACATGGCTAAATTAATTATTAATGATAAAGACTATTACACTGATGACTTCAACGAAGAGCAGGTAACTATGCATCAAGAAATCATTCTAGCTCAATCAGAAATTGGCCGTATGGATTACTTAACCAAAGTACTGCAAGCTCGCTGTAGTATGTTAGGTGGTATGATTGTTGAAATTGCTGATCAAGAAGAGACAGATGAAACCGAAACATCAGCGTAAGACTTATCGTAGTGGCCTTGAAAGAGAGGCTGCTGCATTTCTAAAGGTCAACCAAAAGAAGGTGTTGTATGAAAAGATAAAGATAGAATGGGAAGACCTACGCTATCGGACATACACACCTGACTTTGAGTTAGACAATGGTATCTTTATAGAAACAAAAGGTATCTTTGATAACGAAGACAGGCGCAAGCACTTGGCAGTAAAGGAGCAACATCCAGAGCTAGACATACGCTTTGTATTTAGTAACGCAAATGCTAAGTTGTATAAAGGTGCCAAATCTCGCTACTATAACTGGTGCGATAAACATGGCTTCTTGTGGTCACATAGGTTAATACCTGTAGAGTGGCTAAAAGAAAAAGGTAGGCGGTGTAAGCTTGAAAGAGTAGCACTCAAAACACAAAGGAAGAAGTGATGTCTTACAAAGTAAAAGATGATGAAGTTGCTGTTATTATAAAGCCTGTTATGGATGAAGAGGGTAATTGGACGCTTGAGTTAGCTACAGGTTTAGCCTTTGGTGAGGTCATAGATGCGCCTATGCCCGCAGCACATGCAGCTTTTGAGGCTGCGCTTTCTATGGCAGCGTCTTTAACCTTTCTAGCAGATTACCCTGAGTTTGAGGAAGAGCTTGTCGAATATAAACAGGAAATGCTAAAAGATATATTTCCTGAGCAATATGCTGCTGCTGAAAAAGAGTTATCAGATGCAGAAAAAGAAGAGGTTTACAGCAAGAAAGGTAACGTATATACACTTAATGCGTTCACTAAAACACAAGGAAGTGCTTAATGGTAGATCCTGTAAATAAACCCGTACACTATAATCAAGCTGGGATAGAGTGTATAGAAGCTATACGTGCTATGACATGTAAGATGGATGGTACAAGTGCGTATATGGCTGGTAATGTATTGAAATACGTTTGGCGTCACGAGTATAAGAATGGTCTGGAAGACTTAGAGAAGGCGCAGGTATACTTAGGTTGGCTAATAGATAACTACAAAGAGAATCACAAATGAACACCAAGACATTTAGTGTTATGTTTATGTTAAACGTAGAGGAAGAAAACAACATTCTATCATCGTCTGATGAGCACCATCAGGAAGATGTTTATGACCTAATAACAAATGTTATGTATGATGTTGATGATGTAAAAATACGAAATTTAATAGTTAAGGAGCGGCAATGATTAACGAGACAGACTTAGAAGCATTTGGTTACTTCGACATGTTTCAGAACAGCCCTGATTGGGATAGCGATCCCTTACGTTTCTACAGTCAGTTTGTAGAAGACAAAGTTTTTACTAAAGGGCGAGAGCGCTTAGTAGAAAACACTTTGGGTCTTGTAGGAGAATCAGGAGAGGTTGCAGAAAAGATAAAGAAACTATTTCGTGACAAAGGAAAGTTTAGTGATGAAGATGTACTGAAAGAGTTAGGGGATGTGTTGTTCTACGTTGTTGCATTATCGAATATCTTTGGCGGTAACTTAAAGAAGACTATGGAAATGAATATGGCAAAGCTGGATGACAGAGAGCAGCGCGGAAAACTAAAGGGTTCAGGAGACAATAGATGAGCAACCTACTACCAACAGACTACCAGACATTTATCCACAAATCACGTTATGCCAAATACTATGATGGTTATGGCCGTGAGTTTTGGACAGACACAGTAGAGCGCTACATGATCAATGTAGTAAATGCTTTATTGGACAGCAAGGTTTGTAGAGAGATTGAATCTGCAATACTCAACACAGATATTATGCCATCTATGCGAGCGCTTATGACTGCTGGCCCAGCTTTAGATAGAGATAATACTGCTGGCTATAACTGCAGCTATTTACCCGTAGATGACCCTAAGTCCTTCGATGAGGCTATGTACATCCTCTTGTGTGGTACTGGTGTCGGTTTCAGTGTTGAGAGGCAGTACGTTAGCAAGCTCCCTGAAATACCTCAACTCTTCGATAGTGAGACTACAATCGTTGTCAAGGACAGTAAGGAAGGTTGGGCTAAAGCTTTCAGACAATTGCTGGCACTCCTTTGGGCTGGTGAGATCCCTCAGTGGGATATTGGTTTGGTACGCCCTGCAGGTGCTAGGCTCAAGACGTTTGGTGGTAGAGCAAGCGGCCCAGCGCCTCTAGTTGAATTGTTTAACTTTGCTATCACAACCTTCAAGGCTGCACAAGGACGCAAGCTATCTAGCATTGAGTGCCATGATCTTATGTGCTTCATTGGTCAGATCGTTGTAGTTGGTGGTGTACGCCGTTCAGCTATGATTAGTTTGTCTAACCTAAGTGATGACCGTATGCGTCATGCTAAGTCAGGACAGTGGTGGGAAACAGCCCCGTGGAGAGCCTTAGCTAACAACAGCGTAGGGTACACAGAGAAGCCTGACATGGAGACATTCATGCGTGAGTGGACAGCCCTTGTAGCATCTAAATCAGGTGAGCGTGGTGTCTTCAACCGTCAAGCTTGTGTCGATCTAGCAGCGAAGCATGGGCGTCGTGATCCTAACTATGAGTTTGGCTGCAACCCCTGCAGTGAGATCAGCTTGCGCCCGTACCAATTCTGTAACTTAACAGAAGTTGTTGTGCGTTCTACTGACACTATTGATGACCTAGAGCGTAAGGTACGTCTGGCTACTATTCTGGGAACAGTACAGTCTACTTACACTAAGTTTCCTTACTTGCGTAAAGTATGGCAGAAGAACACAGAAGAAGAGCGCTTACTTGGCGTATCACTTACAGGTGTTATGGATAACCCTCTAATGACGTCTAAGAATCAAGGATTGGAGCAGACTCTTGAGCATTTACGTAGTGTGGCTGTCAATACTAACGCTGAATTTGCTGGTATGCTTAATATACCTGTATCTGCAGCGATTACATGCAATAAACCATCGGGAACGGTATCACAACTGGTGGATTCAGCCTCTGGGATTCACGCTCGCCATAGTGCCTATTATATCCGTACTGTGCGCGGTGATAATAAAGATCCGCTAACACAGTTTATGAAAGACAAAGGTATCCCTAACGAGCCTTGTGTAATGAAGGGCGACACAACCACAGTATTTAGCTTCCCTGTAAAGTCACCTGAGAATGCGGTTACACGTAATGATATGACAGCTATTGAGCAGCTAGAGTTGTGGCTTACCTATCAGCGACATTGGTGTGAGCATAAACCAAGCGTGACTATATCGGTACGGGATGCTGAATGGATGGAAGTGGGTGCATTTGTTTACAAACACTTTGATGAAATGTCTGGTGTATCATTCCTGCCTCATACAGATCACACGTATCAGCAAGCACCCTACCAAGATTGTACTAAGGAAGAGTATGAAGAGCTTTTAGCTAAGATGCCTACCAGCATTGCTTGGTCAGAGCTTACTGAGTACGAAAGCGAAGACAATACTGCAGGTAGTCAGACTATGGCGTGTACAGGTGATTCCTGTGAGTTGGTAGATCTGACATGAGTGTATACACATTAGTGGGGCGGCTTGACTGCCCTCACTGCTCCAAAGCTATGGGGTTGTTGAGAGATAGCGGCCTTGCTGCTCAGTACTACTCTCTCAATGACTCCAAGTGGTTACTTGACTTGTTTAAGAAGTCAGGTATAAAGACTGTACCCCAAATCTGGGATATAGAAGGTAATCACATTGGTGGTTACACAGACCTGAAAAAACTCTTGAAAGGAGAATGATATGACAGGTTTTGAATTTATGGTAGTAGCAGGTATTGGTATGGCAGCGGTAGGTGAAGTTGTTGCTCTTACTGCAGAGTATGGCCCTGTACTTGTTGATCAAGTTAAAGGCTGGTTCTAATGTATGTTTTAGTCCTAATCATGTTTCATGGGGCGGCGTATAAGATGCAAGCCCATGATGTCTTTTTTAATAGTTATCAAGAATGCAAACAGTTTGCTGATCCAATAAAAGAGAGATTGATTAGGACTAAACCTTCACCTTCTTCTGATGTGAAATACTACTGCTTCCAAGTACCAGAAAGTACATAATGCAGTATGAGCTTTTTAAATGCTCTGAATACCAGAGCGAAGAGATGTTTATAGGTGAGGGTAAAGTTTGTATTGCGTGTAATAAGTACAAACCTTTTTACCATTTCTCTAAACATGTAGGGCATAAAGATAATCACGATGGTAGATGTAGAAAATGTGTAAATAGTCAGGTAAGACTTAGAAAGGCATTAAAAGCACAGGCTCCACCTAAGCCAAGTATATGTGACTGTTGTGGCAAACAATCATCAGACATTGTATTAGATCATTGCCATGAAAAAGAAGAGTTTAGAGGTTGGGTATGTCGTTTTTGTAATGCTGGAATTGGTTTATTGCAGGATAATATAGACGGTGTAGAAAAAGCTCTTACTTACTTAAAAGTGCACTACAATAAAAGGAATACCAGTGAAACTAGAACGAGAAGCCAAGGCATACATGGACACAAAGACTAATCTTTTTAAGGCTGACCTGACAACACAGGCAACAGGCTTAGAAGTGCACTACAATAGAAACCTACATCACTGTGATGAAAAGGAGAACGCTTTAGAGCGACTTACTGAGTCACAGATGTGGGCTAAGCTCGCTGCTGAAAAGTATGGTATTAAATAAAGAAAGGGGCGCTTAGTGCGCCCCCTCTGCTATTCTTTGTAGACTTGATCGTGGTAGTCTAGGTAATTTAGATACATATACAATTCATTGTAATTCATGTCTCTAATATTTGTTGTAGCTCCCTTGTTCTTCATAAACCTCTTTGCTTCTGCTTTAGAGTTTCTATTGCCAGTAGCCGATGCTTTCCTGCGTAAACTCTGGATAATGGTATCAGAGTCTGAGCTTGCCTCTAAGTAAGATTTTACATCTGCACGTATCTTAGTCAGCCTGTCAGATACCATAGTACGTCTTTGCTGTAAGTTAGCCTTTTTAAACTTAGGATCAGCTAACAACATTTTTGACTCCCTCTCTAATAGAGGTGCAAATACTTTGTTAAAGACCTTATCGTACCCAGCAATCTCAGATCTCTCCCCTGCAGTCCACGGTGCCATCTCAGCCACAGAGTACAACTCTTCTGCTGCAGTACGCCTTTGTTTAATAGTCACACCTAAAACTTTAGCAAGTGGGTTGGGGTCATAGACCTCACCTTCACGTATACCTACACGTAGCTCTTCGCCTGTAAGAGTATTCTTTGTTTTATCATTGAGATCCCCTTTAGCAGTATCAATGGCATCAATAAATACTTCTGCTAAGTTATCAACATATTTAAGCGAAGACTGTGACAGCGTATCTATACCCTGAGATTGACGTACATCTTTAGCCGTGTCTGTTTCAGTTGCGAAGCCTACAAGCTTGTTTAGCGTGTCTAGTGGGCGGGTGTAACCAGATAAGTAATTACCACCAGCTTTAGTTATTCCTGATCCAAACCCAGCCTTCAAGTAATCTACATCACCTTCCATGTTAACGAAGAAGTCTACAATAGAGTTAAGATCATTACCAAACTGTGCATCAGAAGCAAACTGACCTACTGCCATCTGCTTGCCTAATTCTGTAACAAGCTCTGATGGTACAACGTCTCCATCTTTTCTGATACCAAGTATACGTCCAGCCAGTAGAAACATAGAAGCTGGGAATTGGCTCTTCATGTCAATTACATTACCTGCGCCTGACTCAACTTCGTAAACTCCTAAGCCTTTCTTTCTACGCTCTTCATCATAAGCTATAGCTAGACCTACAGTAGAGTATGCAACCAGCGTTCTAGAAAAAGCCTCTGTAGGCTTGAGCATGTCTACGTCTTCGCCCTTCTTAGCAGCACCACGTACCAGAGCGCTTGCCATATCAACGGCACCACCTGCTGACCACTGATAGCCTGTAGCTATAACGTTATTAAAGAAGCGCCCAAAAGGTAGGATAGTACCTACTACGGGGATGTTAGAAAGCTTCTCAATTTGTCCTGCTGCTAAACCTAAGAAGTTTTCCTGCGCTGTGTAATCTTTAGAGAAAACTGAGCGCAGTGTTTGATCCAGAGCACCACCAATAACGTCATTATCGATAAGATCTATATCACCTTCTTTAAGAACAGTCATAAGATCTTTGTCATGCTTGAGCCGTACATACTTATCTAGCTCACCCATAAACATCTGTGACTTGGTAAAGCTATCTTGAATACGTACACCAGATATTTTTGTTGCGGCATCTGCAATAGTCTCAAGCTTCTTGGCTACACCTTTAGATGTGTCTATGCCATAGCGTTTGCCTGTACGCTCTACACCACCTGATACCGTTTCAAAGAGTATCTTGCTTACGTCTTTGTGTTGACCAAGAAAAGCCATATATGCGTCATGCGTAGTGTAGGGATCTAACAAGTTACGCATCTTCTGCGCTTGCATATCTAGATATACTCTACCGCGTCTACGTGTCTCAACAGCCTTCTGCCCCTTCTGTGTCATGCTCAAAGCAATGTGACCATAACCATTAAGCACATCAGCTAGGGTTGAAACAGTAGCGTACTGTGCAAAGCCAGCAACGTTTACTGCAGTTGTAGATGTTGACGATACAAGCATTCTGCGCCACAGGTTTTGACCATAAGCGAAAGGCTGTGCACGTTTAGCTTTCTCAGCTTCCTTCTTTAAGATCTCCCCTGATGCCTCACTGATAATAGTTTCACCGTGCAGTAGAGTACCATTTACTACCTTAGCTGCCTGACTCATCACGTTAAGCGTAGAACCACCACGGCTTGCCTCAAACGCTACCAAGTCCTGCAGGTTCTTCTGTGAGCTAGTGGCATCACCTAATGTAATACCTGTAATCTTCAACAGTTTATTTATCTCTGTTAGCTCATCTTCTGGAAGCTGTGGAACAATGTTACTTAGGGCGTCAGATATAGTAACGTTATTGGGTAGCTTATGCCCCGACTTAGCTAACTGAAAAGCCAATCCATCTACTGTGCCTTTACCATTAGCGCCTAAGATAATCTGGGAGAATACATCTGTGTCTGTAATGTTTCTACTGAACATATCTCTGCCAGCTTCAACTTTCTCTTTCCAGCTACGAACATTCTTTTTGATGTCTGCTGTTACGTCATCTATTTGAGAGTTAGTTAGCTTTATTGTTACTGGCTTAGTACGTTTCTCACGCATAGCAGCTAACTCACCTTCTAATCCTAGATCTGCGTAACCAGACTTACCCTTCATTTTACCTGCAACTATTTGGGCACCAGGAGCAGCCACACCAAAGAGTGAGCTAAAACCTGTTTGTAACAAGCTGTACTCATCCTGTGACTCTACATCAATCATAAGATTCTGAATCTGTAGATCCTGCAGCACTGCTAGGGATGTGTCTGTTGCTGCTGTAGCATACAAAGACTTCTTAGCTGCACCTTCTGTTATGTCTTGCTTAGCTTGCTGTCGAGCCTGTAACCTAGCACGGCGTAGGGCAAGATCTCTCTCCCGCCTTGCTGTCTCCCGCATAATCTTTTTAGCTGCAGGGTTCTTAGCCCCTATAGACAGAGCATGATTTAAAGCAGCCTCTCCCGCCTCTTTACCGATCTTCTCTGCTGCTTCACGAGAGGCACCTTTTTTGAGTGCTTCCTGTGTAGCCTTAGCTACGGAAAGCTTAACTGCTTGCTTTCCCCCTTGGGTAATACCAAAGCCAGCCGCTTTAGATATACCACCTGTCAATAAACCAAGATAGTTTGACGGGTCTTTAGCTGCAGCAAAGATATAATCCTTTATACCATCTACAGCCCCAAGTACCCCATCGTTTACAAACACACTACCTGTTTGATCATATAGGTCATATGCTTGCTTTGCTTTTACTTTATCTAACTCTGTTGCCTTAGATACAAATCTAGCCTCGCTTGCAGTAGATACAACGTTTGTATTGAACGCTCGCATATGATCAAAAAACTGTTCTACAAGTTTATCATCATCATATTCACCGCCATCACGGTACTGATATCCAAACCTAGACATCATGTAGTCACGTATCTTAGCAGCATTGGCAGACTTTTTTAGATCATCTTTCTTTAGTTTGCCTTGCTTGACGTTTGTATCTTGAGCAGCATCTCTTCTAGCGAGAAGGGTATCTATAGAAATACCTTTTTGTTTAGGCTCTATAGAAGAAACAGGAGCCTCTTCTTTTTTCTTTCTATCCAGTAACTCTTGTATAGAAACACTCATATTACTCTTCCATCATATTAAGGGCTTGCAAAATAATACTGGCAGCGTTGTCTAGATCCATGTAAGTAGAGTCAGCTACAAGCTCTGAGTTGCCTGAGTTTTCTTCAAACCAAGCAGCTAGTGCTTCTTTAACTTCTGAAATAGGATCGTCTTTGGTGATACCAAACTCTTCCATAGCTTCTAGCATTTGATCGTCATACTTCATAAAGAAGCCCATTTTATCTCTTACAGGTGTTGAAGTAGATACGTCAGGATCATCAAAACCTGCTTTAGGTTTCCTTGGCCTATCACCTAAACCTTGTAGTGGGGTACTGGGTGGCTTTGCATTGGGTACATCCAAAGGATCTGATGCAATAACTCTAGCCTCTTCTTCTGCAGGGCTTATTACAACTGGTTGCACTACATCTTTAAATGCCCCTGCCCCTACAGACCACATATCAAGAGGGCGTGGTGGTAGACCTGCAGCTACACGCTCCTTACGAGACATTTCTTTCCACTCTGCCAGAGTAACATCTGACATAGACTTTTTCCAGTTGTTGACTTTAGTGATGTTGATAGCTGCTGTATCACGAGGGCTAGTGCCTCTATCACTGAGGTTTATAGGCTGCTCTACAAATGCCTTGCTCTCTAAGATAGGTTTAGCATCAGGGTTTGTTTGTATCTCTTCCTGCATCTCAGGCTGCTCTAAAAGAAACCTTGAATTTTCTACGCTAAGGGTTTCATCTGTCTCATGGTTAAACACCCTCATATTACCTTCACCGTCTTCAAAAATAGTTGCTTTAGGTGATACAACGGAAGTAAATGTTACTGCATCAGGCTCTAACGAGAAGGGTAAACCTTCCATGTCCTGTGTTTGTACAGGGATAGGAGCGTTGTCTTGATTAACAATCTTAACAGTCTCTACTGGTTGATCCGCTGCAGGGGCTGGAACAGAAGGCACTGTAGGTGCTTTAGGTTGATCTGTATTAGTTTGAATCCCAGTAGGCGAGCTAGCATCGCTCAGGCTTTCTGTACTAGGTCTAGCTCTAGGACGTAAAGAATTTTGGGGAGCTAAATTAGAAGAAGGTTCTTCCTCTATTGCGCCACCCAAAGTCGCTGCAGTCCATCCCGGAACACCAACGATGTTGTCGTACTGACTACCCATTCGCTTCACAAAAGTTTCACCATAGTAAGCTGCAGCTTGGTCTTGCACATAGGGTACAAACTGCTCATTTAAAACTTGTAGTTTTTTCTTTTCTGCTTTTTCTAATTTATCTTGGGCTATTAGAAGATCCGACTGTGCACCTTCTACACCACGTTCTACTGCCTTTTTATGTGTAATAATTTCTTCTTCTATAGTCTCTATCTCATCCTGCACTAATTGAAAGGCATCATTAGCATTTACTGTAGACTGAAAATCTATACGTGCACTAGATACATCATTCTCACCAAACAAGTTAGGAGACAGGTAAGTAAGGTAAGAGTTACCGCCTACTTTATTATACGCAGAGGATGACGCCATTTGCTTTAGATCAAACAAGCTCATGCCTTCATAGACTTCTTCTTGGTCTAGCTTGAAGCGAACATCGTCCATAGCAGTACGCCCAGTTGTACGATCCCACCAATTAGACTCAGGGCGTTTATAATCGCCTGTGGTATACTTACCAATGCCAAAACCTTCATCAAGCATATCTTGTATAGTCACACCTGTCATAGAAGGATCAAGAGTAGTGGCAGCAAATATATCAGCGTTGTTCTTCACAAAGTCTATGCCTTGACTTGCTACACCTTTAGACAGAACACCATCTAAAGTAGATAACCCATCTAAGCCATTCTCTGCATATGCAGCCTTTACCATATCTTTTGTGCCGCCCTTACTAAGGATTTTCTGTGTAAGAGTTTCAGCATTATTACGTGCTTTAATCTTCAAGTCAGCTTTAGCTTGATACGCAGCCTGATTCTCACGAAGATCATCCATGTAATCTTCTGCTTTTTTCTTACGTCTTTGAATGTTCTCTGCAGATGTCTTAAAAAACCCTGTCAGAAATGCTTGTGCTGCTTCACTCATATCTATTGTCCTCGCGCCATAAGACCTTGCGGTGTTTCACCTTCAACCATAGGCTCCTCTGGGGCTTTATCCATAGGCTGTTCTATTGCTGCTGCTTCTGGTTCTTCGTCTATAGCATCCTGCATACCACGAAGCATCTCTGTTCCTTCATCCTCACCAGACTTAACGCTCTTTTCTATGGCGTCTGCAATGATTACATCTAAGCGGCGCTTCTCACGCGCTGTGCGTAGCTTATCTGGATCTACTGCTGTCTCAGGTGTCTCAACACCATAGGGCACCATAGCGGCCTTTATATAGGCTCCTACGATAGGTGCAGCCAGCATCTGTACATCAACGGTGTGCAACCCTTTCATAGTACCCATGATCATCAAGGTTTCTGTAACGTCCTGTATGTTAGCTCCAAGGTCAAACAATAGGGCCAGATCATCCATAGAGTCTTCATCAGAAAGCTTATCAATGTAGTACATGACAGCTTCTTCCATTGTATCCATCTCAGGTGGGTTTTCCCATGCATGGTTACGTGGTTCATCTGTTAGAGATTGACCTGGAATTGGCCCTTGAAATAAGTTTGTCATCTTTATGCCTTACTTTGTAAATCCTGCGCCAAAGTATAATCCTACGATGGCTGATACGATATGTGTGTCTAAGGGGGTTATTACGAATCCGTTAGCGTACTTCCATTGGGTTGCTTCTGCAGGGCCAAACAGCCAGTTAAGGAAGCCGCCCTGTACTTCTGTGTACCCTACAATAACGCTTACGTCAGGATACCATACTGCCACCAGCTTAGGCAACACTATAATAGAGAACACAGCAGATAGAGCAATGATTCTACGTGTCCATGCAAAGTGCTTATCTGTCTTACCTGCATCCCTAGCAGAGTTGACTTGATCTGCATTAAACTGAGCATTAGCAAGCATCATCTTATTCTGCTCTTGCTTGTTCTTCATGCTCTGACCCCATATAGACATTACTCCCCCCAACACTGTTGAGAAGAGCATAGTCAGTAATTCTAGGGGTAAGCCAAACATTAGTTAGATGCTACTCTTGTGTCAGGTCTAGCAGAAGGGCGTAGGGAAGTTTGAGGTGCATTGAATCTGTACTTGCTAAACAATTCTTTTCGATCATCTAAGCCTTCGTCACCACCATTTACTATTTGGGTTACTCGTGTTGTATTAGTGTAATCAGGCTCTCTTGATCTAACATTTCTTTTCCACCAAGCTACTGTTGCTTTTCTGGCTATTTTAGGGTCTAACATTAATTCTGGGTTATTCTCTAGGTCAATGCCTATATCTTCACCTATTTGTCTATAGTTTGCCCTGCCTGTTAGTTGAATGTAACCTCTACCTTTGTAGCGGCTACCATCCCCAACCTCAGTATTACCTAATTTAAAGTCCTCACCTCTATACTGATCGTCATAATATATGTCGAATATCATATTATTTTTTTGCGCGTCTGTACCGTCAGTAAATGCTTTGTTATTAGCTAGTGCATTAAAGGCAGCTTTTCTTTCAGCACTACCTCCAAGTTTAGCGGCTATCTGTGCAGGAGTACGTTCAACCCAAGAGCCGTTAACTTTTGTTTTAAGATACCCACCCTCTCTAATACTCGCAAATCTACGTGACTCATGTGCGGTTTGTGCCATAAATGAACGTAATTCATCTCCCTTGATGCCCTGTTCATATGCGTACTGATACATACCTCTTTCAGCTTTTCCTGCAGAAGTGTTTTCTGCCTTAACAAACTTTATACCGGGCGGTACTGTTTTCTCTAACCCAGCAGATATAGCATCTTCTCTCGCAGATCCTCTATCTTCTACTACTGGAGTAGTATCTTCTGCAGTTTCTACCTCTTCCTCTGCTACTGCCTTGGGAGACATAATCCCTTGAGGGGCACCTTTAGATTGTGTGATACCTTTCTTAGCTCTCTCCCTTGCTGCCTCTACAGCGCTTTTCTTAGCTTCTTCTTCCATGTCAACCACAGGTAAGCCCATCTCAGCAGCTTCTTTCCTCATGGTTTGACCTGCCATCATTCTAGCTAGATCCATATCCTCTATAGATAAAGACCCTGCACTAGCCATCTGTACACCTTCACCTACAAAAGACGAACCTTTGTTGGTGCGGTTACGTAGGTATGACCCTAAGCCAGAAGATAGCTCATCTACCATGACATCTGGTTGCTTAGGTATAGTGATACCGTCTGGTGCATCTTTAATAGTCATTGAGTTATCATCAGATGGCATACCAGTATTATACATCCCTGTGGCTTCAAGTAAGGCATCTTCAATACCACTAGAGCCTTTAACCCTGTCAACGTAAGATCGTAGCTCAGAAATATCAGGCTTAGGGCGATCCTTAGACATAAACGTCTGTTTAAACTTATCATCGTCCTTAAATGAACCACGTAGGTTTTGATAGAAGCGCTCTAAAAATTCGCCACCTGTACCTGATGCATCTGTATCAACCTGCCTATTACGAGACATGATAGAAGAGCTTGTATCTTCTGTTGATACATTATTCTGTTCATCATTCTCAAAGACACTAAAGTCAGGTAGAAAGCGGTATTGATTAGCCATTATATTATCCTTATCCGAATGCGCTGCCAGCCCAAGAACCAACAGCATTCCAGAAACCAGAAGTCTTTTCCGCTGCCGCTGATGACGCTGCCGCCTGTGCTGCTTTATCTGCACCATACTTTGCTGCATCTGATTGTATCTTAGCCACCATAATTGATGTAGCACGATCTGCATCATTGTTTGCTGTAGTATTAGCAAAACTCATCAAATCACGATACGTTTGAATTGTAGCATTATACGCATTCAATGTCATCTGCCCCTGACGCTGAGCATCTAAACGGTTTGCTTCATTGATAGCTGCATTATCTGCTGTCGTGTATGCTTGTGCCCATTGGGCGTTAGCCTGTGCTACCACTAAACGGTTTGTAGCGTTAAACTGCTCACGCTGATTAGCCTGTGCTGTGTTAAACTGTGCTAAGGCATTAGCCTCACCTGCATTGAATCGTGACATAGCATTAGCTTGGTCAGCATTAGCGAGTTGTACCCGTGCTCCTAGATCAGCAAAGAATTGATTTACTTGGTTCTCACTAGAAGCGTTAAACTGTCGAGCAGCATTCTCTGCGGCCTGATCAGAAAGCATAGCATTGATCTGCGCCTGTGCTGCAAACATTGTAGTCTGCTGCTCATTGGACAGGTTAGCCATATCCATTTGAAGAAACGCATTAGCAGATTGTATGTTAGCTTGTTGGCGGTTGTTGAGGTTAGCCATGTCTACCTGTGACATAGCTGCAGCATCAGCCATGATCTTAGCATTCTTAGCGTTAAGGTTTGTTATATCAACAGTCTGTGCCATACGAGCATTCTCTAGCGCAATCTGTTGCTCTGCACTAAAATTCATATTGGCAATGTCAGAGATCTTAGCTGCGTTAGTTACACGAGCTTGAAAATCTTGGTTAAACTCTAAGCCTAGAAACTGAGCGCGTTGCTGTGCAGCGAACATAGCAGTCTGCTGCCTGTTTGACAGGTTCTGCATCTCAAAGCTTGCAACAGTCTTAGCATCTTGAGAGGCGATAGGGATGGCGCTCTCCATTGCAGCCTGTACGATAGCCTGTCCAGCCATAGATGAAGATGACAGTCCACGACTAGCCATACGTGCAGCCGCTGCCCTCATAGCACCTGCAGCCCATGCAGGGGGAGCAGCACCCTCAAAGTCTTCCATCAAGCCAGTTAGCTGTCCTTGTACAGTAGCATCAGTTGATGGTGCACCTGTAGCTGCCTCAAAGTTTACTTCTTTCTTTACACGCTCCATGTCTACTGTGGAGCCTTCAATCATCTCACCAGCTTCTACCTTACGAGTAGGCGCACCTTCTACGCGGCGAGCTTGTTCAATCTGCTCAACAGTAAGGCCTAAGCTTTTTAGCTTCTCTGGTGACATTGTAGCAGCTTCTGCTAATGCATCAGAGCTTGGCTTACCTGTAGCAGCCTCTAGCTTCTTGAGTGTATCACTTACTTCTGCAGAAACAGTCTCAGGAAGAACAGTAGCAGCAGGTGTTTTTACAGGTGCTGTAACTGCAGCAGCAGGTGTAGCAACAGTAGCAGCAGCTTCATCTACAGTAGCAGCCTCACCTGTGCCTTCTGCAATTTCACCAGCCTTCTTTTGTTCTTCTGTAGTCTCTTTAACTTCTGTATCTTTTACTAAAGTCTCAGGGCTTTCTAGCGCAGTTTTAGTTAGCCCAGCAGCAGCCTTACCTGCCTCAGACATTGGGTCAGGCTTATCCTTTTTATCGTCATCTGCACCAGATGTATCGCCACCTTCTGCAAAACCATATCTCATTGTAAGAGCTTCTTGAAGCGCATCCTTTTTAGTCTGTGCTTCCATATCAATCTGAGCAAAACCCATGTCTAGCTCTTTTTGCTTTTCAAAAACAGACTTTAAATCCTGTGGTTGCTGATTAGGTGCAGGGTTATTACCACCAGATAAATCGCCGCTTGGTAGAACCTCACCGCCGCCACCGTGTGAGTGAGGTGGTACACCTGATGAAATAGCTACGTCTGTAGGTAGTTGTGTAGGTAATTGACCTATACCTATTGCAGGACGAAGCGCGTCTGCGAGATAGCCAGATCCCAGACTAGGGGTTATACCGTCTGGTCTTTGAAAAGGGTCTTGTACCAAGTATTGCTGTGGTGGCACCTGCCCAGCACCTGAGAAACCCCTACGTTGGGCACTTAAACGCGATTCCAGATCAACAAATCCACCCTCTGCCATGCCTATACGCTTTTGTGCCATCTGTGTCATTTTACCTACACGGGCTGCTAAGGCAGGGTTAGCTGCAATAATCTTTTCTTGCTCATCAGACTGCATACCTTTAAGGCTAGGATCAATTTTACCTAGCTGCTCTGGTGTAAATCCTGCAAAACGTTTAGCCATCTATCTTATCCTTACTTGCCTACTTGCATCCACACAGCAGTAGCTATGAATGTCAGTACTGCAACTGTACCTAATTGTACGAGTGTTTTCCATATACTTTTCTTTGTATCACGCCATGAGTCTAATAGACTACGTAATTCTTTAATATCACTGGCTGCATCTAAGTCAGCTAATCCTAAGTCGCACAGGGCTTGTCTAGCACCCTTCTTAGCGGCTCTGTCCATCATAGCTTCTAGTTGTTCTGGTGTAAGCTGGGTCATGTTACTTGTGGCACGGCTTCGTATATTATAGTCAGATTACCGCTACCGCCAGAACCGCCATAAGAATTCCCCGGAGTGTTTTCGCCCCCTGTGAATACTTTTGGGCCAGCCGCGCCCGCGGAGCCTCGTGAAGCCCCTGTAGTGCCTGCGGTAACTTTCCCAGAGTAGTAACTGGCAATAGAAGCCGTAATATCTATACCCGTATCTGATCCCTGAGTGCCGGGATCTCTAGCACCAGAGCCACTGTAGCCACCTAAACCGCCGCCGCCACCTCCAGCGGTTACGCTGCCATAACTGAAAGTGCTGCTTCCACCAGAACTACCCCTACTTGATCTACCGCTTGACCCCGGAGTGTGGCCCGTATTTGAACCGCCGCCGCCACTGCCCGCTACAAAAGAGGCACCTATTAAATCTGTTACATCACTAAGAAATAAGCCATGAATACCGCCAGCGCCGCCGGGGGCCCCCGATCCCGTTGCGCCAAACCCAGATGATGAAGCATATATTACACCAGCACCGCCGCCGCCGCCGCCAGATACTCCAACCCAAGCAGCACCACTACCGTTTATATCATCGGCAGTAAGGGTTATTGAGCTAGTAAAAATATCTGAGGTAAGAGTATAAACATTATCCTTACCACGAAAATCATCAATAGATAGGGCACCACTTGAAGGTATACCAGAAGGGTTTGACTGTAGGTCATAGTACTCTGACATAGATATAGGGTTTGAGCCACCAAACTCAGTCTGTATATCGCTTAGACTTGCTGTTCCACTTGGTACTGACATGATTTAATATCCTCTTTATGCGCTACCAAATGCTGTTACATCATTCTCTACTGTAAGCGCACCTGCACTCGTTAGTTTAAGTCTGTCTGTGCCTTGATAAGCAAACTTTAAATCAGATCCAGATTGAGTAATTGTCCAATCACCTAAATCAATAGTAGATGCTTGGAATGATTGTGAAGAGCTACCTGCAAGGGCTGCTTTACCATTCAATGCAGTCTGTAAGCCATCGACATTTGATATAACATGATTATGGCTGTCATCCGCTACAGTTGCAGTAATAGTAGCATTAGCTGTACCGTTAAAAGAAGCGCTACCTGATACATCACCTGTAAGACTAATAGTACGTGATGTAGCTAAAGCTGTAGCAGTAGAAGCGTTACCTGTTACAGCACCTGTATGTGTACCTGCTGTGTTACCTGTTACATTGCCTGTAAGGTTGCCTTCAAACGTACCCGCTACAAACGTCTCACTTCCTACAGTCCACTTATCACTTGTTTCATTCCATACAAGGGTTTTGTTAGCAGATGTACCACGTTCAATCTCAATACCACCATTCTGTGAAGGAGTACCCGTTTCATTAGAATTTAATAAGATCTGGTTATCAGCTAAGTTAATAGTCTCAGTGTTTACTGTAGTAGTGGTGCCTGATACAGTTAAGTTTCCTCCAACAATAACATTACCTGATGTATTAAGGCTACCTACTGTAACTGCGCTAGGTAAACCAATTTGAATCTGGTTGTTGCTTACTGCAGTCTCAATTTCATTAGCAGTACCAGCAAAGTTTAAAGTGTCTGTAGCTAGAGCTACACTATCGTTAGAACCACTATCAGCGCCCACAGTTAATGCGGTAGTGATATTAGCAGTGCTTACACCCGTAACTAAACCCTTACCATTTACAGTAACAACAGGTATAGCTGTAGAGCTACCAAACGAGCCTACATTAGAGTTTACTGTATCCAAAGTTGTTGTAAGGGTAATGTTGCCTGTACCATCAAAATTTGTAGCACTAGCATCTACATCTCCATCAATAGTAATGCTTCTTGCAGTTTGTAATGCAGTTGCAGTAGATGCATTACCTGTTACAGCACCTGTATGTGTACCTGCTGTGTTACCAGTTACATTACCTGTTACATTACCTGTAATCTGGCCCGTTACGCCAAGGGTACCACCAATGGTACTATTACCAGTAACACCAAGAGTACCGCCTACTGTAGCATTATTTGTAACTGCAGCACTGGCTAACGTAGATGCTCCCGTAACCCCTAATGTACCTCCTACTGTAGTGTTACCTGTAATGGCTGCTGTACTAGACAGCGTTGCTGCCCCTGTCACACCTAGTGTTCCCCCTACGGTAGCGTTACCAGTAAGAACAGAACCACCCGTTACAGCAAGATCATCTGTTGTTACAGTGCCATCGAAGAAGCTATTTTTAAACTTTGCACCCGTTGAGCCTAGATCTAAGGTGTTTGTTGTTTTAGGTAAGACATTAGTACCCGACACAATGAGGTCTTGGCTTGGGCCAACCTTAGTTATAGGTGCGCCTTCACCAGCAGTACCATCGTGCTTATGCCCTGTAGAGGCATTAAAAGCACTTTCTACTGCATTGTACTCTGCGTCAAAATCATCTGCATCAATAACGTTACCATTGGCAATGTTGTTTGCAGTATCCTGTCTTGTATAACCTGCCATGTCGTTTCCTTATTGTCTATCTTCTTGGCTGTATTCTAACAAAGCCGTGTCGAGTGTAAAGGTGGGATTAGTTGAAAGATCTTCTAATCTTAATGCTACTGTTTTACCTGAACCAATAACATTAGTGTCATATATTTTATCAAGCTCACCACCAAATGTAGCTGTATCAAATACAGCATTAGATGCACCAAATAAAAACACAGATGCACCTGTACCAGAAATCTGCTGTGTAGCTGGCTGCACTACTTTGGTGTTAGAAGCAGAAGCAAAGTCGTACTTTAGGTTTAAGTCTAGACTCATGTTACCTGTAGGTTCAGCGTACAGAGTCATCTTGTAGAAAGTTTTACGTACCTGTGGGTCACTTATAGGCATGAAAGGAGATTCGTAGATAGCTTCTATAGCAGCACCATCGAAGTCTGAACCTGTATCCATAGTATAGACGTAACCATCCTCATTAGCAAAAGCTATTGTCTCCGCTGTTCCTGTGTATCTGCTGTCTGCTACAAATGCTTTAATGCCTTTGGTGGTTGACCAAGCCATACCTGCAGCACCTTGAGATATAAACTTTGTAGCTATAAGACCTTTAGCTGCATCATCTTGCTCTGATTGTACATACGCAAATATCCTGTATTGAGCTTTTTCTTTAAATAACACAGAGCAAAAGCTAGATGTTTGGCTAAGAAAGATAGTAGCATCTTTGGCTATTTGATTAGAAGCTACATCCAAAGCAAAGTCACCGATACGATCAGTAGCACTCAATAGTCTGATACCATCAGGGGCGAGGTACATAATGTCACCACCAACCTCTTGAATAGTATCCCCATTAATGCAACCAATACGGTCAGTAATAGGTGACACAGTAAAGTCAGCAGAGCTGCTACCTGTCAAACGTTTAATAGAGTCAGTAGTAAATATAATCAGTTGATCACGAAATACTGCTAGACCTGTAACATCATTCGCTACATTTATAGAACCTGCACCATTAGCAACACTAAAATCATCCACAGTAAAAGGGGCAGTAAAGTAGATGTTATTACCTTTAGAGTAGAAGGCAGTGTTTTTAAATACAGCTACATGTTCTGCACCCAACACATCTGTGCTATTAGAGGATGTCATAAAGGTAGTAGAATTACCTGATGTATTATATATAGCTGGGTAGTTAGTACCATCAACAAATATAACTTTATCATCACCCTCTAAGTTATATAAAATGTGCCTAGCTTTACCACCATTAGTACCGACGCTAGTAGCCATGCTAGTCCACGAAGAGCCTGTACTATAGTAATACTGTGTTTGATTACTACCATTCTTACGTGCTGCTACAACCCTACCAGAGCTAATAACTTTAAGCGCAAGTATGGGGCCAGATCCAGGTACAGTTGTTGAGCTATATTTAGCATAGCCTCTTATCTTGGAGTAGCCACCCTCTTTATTGGCTTCAAAGTTTTGTAATATAGTGGCAGACCCGACAGCATTTGTACCATGCTGCAAAGGGCTGAGATTAGAGATAAGACCACCTCTAAACTCTATAGGGAATGTCTGCCATTGTGTTGCCATTAGAAGGATACTCTTCGATCACGTACATATTCAGTACGATTTATGTGTATGCTACGTAATTGTTTAATTCCCTGCTCAAACTTCTGCATAGCTAATTGTGCTGCTTGCATGTCACCTCTAAACTGATAGACATAGTACATAGCACCATCAACGATTACATATTTGTACATTTCGGGGAGATTAGGAACATCTGAGTGTAGCTCTAAATCAAAACCAGTTGTGTAATATTCATAAACTAATTCATACGCCTTGTCTGGGGCTGGTACTACCAGTAACTCCCTGCTAGGCGCTCTTATAATAAAAGAGGGTACAGATCTTACGCTAGTGTTAGAGTTATACTCATAATCAGCATACTTGTCAAGATATTCTTCATAGCTAAGTACTTTAAGTTTAACGGTATCTACGCTTAAATCTGCATTTCTTTTGATACGAAAGCTATTCATATTGATAGTCTTAGCATCATAAGGAAAACTGTAGCGAACCTCACCAGCAAGTAGTACCTCTTCCTGCTCTACGTGATTCCAAGGCCACTCATACTCTTCTTGCTGGATGTGCCGAATAGAAGAGTTTACTGCATCTTTAGCAAAACTGTAAAAACCTGTAGTAGCAGCAAAATTAGAAGATGTTAATTCTACTTCATTAAGCCTACGATTCACATCATTAACTAACCCAAGATAATCGTATGCCATCTTACTTCTCCCTCACGCGCAACAGGACAGAGCGTTCATATACTAAGGAACCCACTGTAGTTATTTTGCACGTAATTTTATAGCGTTTATTATTTGTACCTAAACCTAACCTAATTGTAGAGACAGTATTAGTATATGTACCTTGAATAAACTGTAATCCATCAACAACGTCATTATCACTAACCTGTGTTTTAGTACCATCTGCAGCATCTATAAACCACGAAACTGCAGAAATAGTATCTGTACCTAGAAAGCGTGACCAATCAATGCTGTAGTCAAGCAATTCATCTTTATCTTTATCAGGCCACTTATATGACATTTGTTATCCTTTAGGCTGCAACTCTTATTGTTTGATTAATATTACTTATTTCATTAATCATAATTGTTCTATTATCTGGTTTAATATATACTACGTTTTCTTTTGGTACTGCTAGTATATAGATAACTCTATCTTTATCAAAGGCATTTACATCAAACTGTAGTGCAATACCTGTTGCTAAAACACCAGCTATGTTTGTATTAGCAGCTACACTATTAAGTAATACGTTTAAATTAGGTTTTACAGAAGTTACTACACCAGTAGCTGAAACAGACAGTAGCTTTTCAGATACATCAACTTCAAATATATCAAAGCTAAGGGGTTCGACTGAACCTGTAGCTAGTACACCAGAAACACCTGCACCAACATGCGTTATAACATTTGCTACACTACCTGTTGATGCTACGCTATTTAATAGCTTACCTACATTAATTACAGCCTGTACAGTACCAAGTGAGACTGTAGCAGAAACAGATTGTAAACTCTCAGATACATCAACTTCAAAACTATTAATACTTACGGGTTGAATAAACCCTGTAGCATTTACAGATGCTAATGTCTGGTTGCCTTTAGCATCAAACCCTACAGCTACAACTGCACCCGTAGCAGAAACAGACTGTAAACTTTCAGTTATACCAACTTCAAAATCATTGATAAAACCTGTAGCACTTACAGACCCTACTGTATGATTACCTTTAGCATCAAAACCTACGGATACTACTGTACCTGTTGCAGATACACTAGCTAGTGATTCAGACGTATTAACTTTTAGGGCACCTATTGCACCTGCAGCAGAAACAGATTCTAAACTCTCAGATACATCAACTTCAAAGCCATCAACAGAAACTGACTCAATAGAGCCTGTTGCGCTTACAGAAGACAATACATGATTGCCTTTAGCATTAAAACCTACAGCTACTACTATACCTGTTGCAGAAACACCTGATATAAGTTTACCAGAAATTAATTCAATAGAGCCTATAGATGTAGTAGCAGAAACAGAGCTTAATAATTCAGAGATGTTTACAGAAAGGGCATTTACAAAACCTGTAGCAGACGCACCAGAAACACCCGCTGTAGTTTTTTCTATAACATTAGAAACTGCACCAGTAGCAACTACACCAGTGATAGCCACCTCTGCAGAAACGCCTGCCTGAGAGGATGCTAAAGTAGTAGTTGCTAGTGGTAAAAAGCCTAACATTTATTATCCCTCGTCTGGCTTAGTCGGCCAATCTTCTGGCATCAATAGAGGCCATTTATCATGGGCGGTAATGTCTCGCAGAGCTTGACGATAAGAACGCTGTTCTTCGGTCATTATAAGATCCCCTACTGCCCACCAATCTGTTGCCTCTAATAAAGAATTTCGCTTCTCTCTACCCACAGTAGGAGCAATATGCTGATCGTAATAATCGTGTTGTTGCTTTTGTTCAGAAATCTCTTCTGCGGTTAATTCTACCTGAACACCGTCAACATTTTTAAATAAAGTTGCCATAATTATTATTTCCTACGTTATCGTCCAAACTTCGTAACGACCATTATAGTTACTGCCTCCGACGTAATATTCTAATTTAATCTTATCTATTGCAGCGGTTTGCCTCCACCTATGAGTGCCATGCGACTCGTTATTATAAGAAAGTTGATAATTTTGGTTTTGACTTTCAAAGCGGTGGAAAAATTCAAAGTGCCCAAATTTCTTTTCTGTCGTACTTTTGGGGTTTCTAATCTCTATAAAGCCGTCAAAGTAATCACAGTAACCCGTACAAACCCAAATAGGTTGGTTGTCTGTTAGGTTGCTGGAGCTACTGTAGCCTCTCGAAAATCCCGCAGTGTCATAGTTAGAGTTAGGCCAACCTGCTGTATCATAACCGCCATTTACAGGCTTAATCCGTATGTAACATCTGTTATTGTTATAGCTATTACTTGTTGAGACATCATAAAACACAACCTTAACAAAATCAGCATTTGGTATAGTTATTTCTACGCTGCCTGCATTGAAAGTACCTGATGAAGAAAGTGTAGCTCCACCGGCTGCAGCCGCCCCAATCGTAGCCGCTGTTGTGCTGTCTAAGCTGGCAATATTCTGTAGTTGCCTACTGTCATTTACGACTGTTGTGCCGCTTATTTTTATAGCCATCGTCGTGTCCTTTCACTATTAGCTACTTTATTACCAAGGTATCCCGGCACCAGTAGTAGGCGTTTTATCTTCTTCAATATTTGCTGCTAGTGAAGCTTCTATATTAGATGATTCTACAATAGCTTTTACCCAAGCAATTACATTTGCCTCAGTTAAGCTCTCATAAGCAATGAAGTTATCTGCACCTGCATCATACTTCAAGCCACATGTACCATACAATGATGCACTATACTCACCATCTACTGCATTACAACGCCAGTGTGCCATTGTCACACCACCGTCTGCTAAATTACGTTCTACTGTGGGTATACTCCAAGTGTATTCTATAGACATACTTATTTTCCTATCTTTGATTTTAGCTCATCTATTTGCGTTTGCTGTTCTTTAATGGCCTCAATTAACACACCTACAAGGTTGCCGTACTTTACTGACTTAATGCCTTCACCATTAGTGTTTACTACATCTGGCACAACTTCTTCTACTTCTTGAGCGATTACACCTATTTCAGCGGCTCCGCTTTCCACCCAATCGAATGACACACCCCGCATGGACATCACTGCATCCAGTGAGCCGCTGAGTGTTTCTACGTTGGTCTTTAAGGTAGCGTCTGAGGTGCTGTTGAAGTTGGCTGCGTTTGCTGTGCCTGACAGGTAGAGGTCTTTAAACTTTGTCGTAGAGCCACCTATGTCGTATGCACTATTATCCCACGCAAGCAGTGAACCATTCAACCATAGTTTATTTGATGCATCTGCTGTGCCATTGTTCAAAAAGAAGTAACCTTGGGCATCATTTGAAGACACTTTTAGGCGTGAACTAACACTTGAAATACTTCCCACTTGTGCCGAATCTTTGTAAAGCCTAATCAAATCACCATCGTTTGACAGGCGGTTCAAATACAAAAGCTCACCGCTAGTATTTGTTACTTCTAAATAACCACTACTGTTTATATGCGTTCCGTCAGTTCCAAATGCAGTTGTCGTTTTGCCCACTAGCAAGTTACCGCTCGCATCGAGTCGCATCTTTTCGCTAGAACCAATTTTAAAGCGGTGATCTGCCGCCAAATAGTTCAGAGGTGTATAACCATTCTGCGCTGCGTTGTATCCGTTGATTGCAATACCGCTAGATGCGCTTGCTCCTGAGATGTTTATTCTTGCGCCAGAACTATTGGTAGAACCATTGAACAATGAATAACCAGCATCAGCATTTGCTTGTACAGCCGTTGATGTAGTAGCATCCACAGTCAGCCCATCGCTGGTCAAAGTACCCGTGATGTCTACACCTGTGCTTGTTGTCTCAAATTTCTTACTGTTGGAGTAATATAAATCTACACCAGTGGTTTCAAACGAAGCAATGCTTGAAGAACCACTGACAACCTCAAAACTACCGTCAATTCTAATTGGATAATTACTTATGTTTGTCCATGTGGTTCGGGTTCCATCAAACTGAATAATTGATCTGTTTACATTAGAAGAAGTGGTAAACGCTAACACTCCACCCTGTTTAATTTTAATGGTATCTTCGAAAATGGCATCGCCAGTAATAATGGTGTTGGTTCCATTATGCATTATGGTAAAGTCGTGACCCGTTCCGATACGCAAGGGGACGTTGTCATTTAAAACGAATCTATCAGTGACCGTACCAGTGAAAAGGGTTACACCGCCCGTAAACGTCCCGCCTGTTGTTGGAATACCAACATTAGCACCCGCAGCTATACCGTCTAGCTTTGTACCATCAGAAGCAATATCACGACCATCCACGGTGCCTGAAACAGCGATATTACCAGAAACATCTATACCTGTGCTTTTTGTCGCAAGTTTTTCAGTCCCGTAATGATAAAGTAAAACTTCACCCTCTGAACCGTCTAGTTTGACATATACAGTTTGGAACGTCCCATTGCCAGCGTCTGCCATTAAGTTGATGTCTTGATCAGGCGCATTCTGCCTAATAATAAGTTGATTGCCCGACGAAGTATTGTGAATTTCAGAATGAGTGGCTCCAAATATTTCAAGATTACTGTTAAACTTCGCTTTTGCTAAAGAGCCAAATTCAAGTGCATTGTCTGAGCTATCCCAAGTTACATCATAAGAAGCCCCTTCAAGGGTAACATCACCAGTAAACGTGCCACCAGCCAATGGCATCTTGGTATTATCGGACTGGGCAGGAAGGTTAGTAAGCCCACTGCCATCACCCGTTACGGCTGTTGCAGCTAGGGTTCCTGTTACGGTTATGCCCGATGATGATGTGGCAAGTTTTGTTCCACCGCCGTGGTGCAGAGTAACCCCACTACTAGAACCGTTCATCGTTGCTTTAATTATGTTCGTTCCGTTAGCATCTAAAACGCTAAAGAATGAGTTGGAGCTAGGCACACCTCTTACTTCAATCGATTTACCTGCACTTGTCGCTTCAATTCTTAAAGTGCTGCCATTTCCCTTGTGATAAATTCTATGTTCGTTGTTGTTTCCCAACCGTAGATGTTCATCATCCCCGAAATCAATCGCTTGTCCGTTTACATCAAGAACACCACCCAACTGTGGGGAACTATCGGCAGCCAAACTACCAATGCCAACATTGGCACCCGCAGCTATACCGTCCAACTTTGTACCATCAGCCGCTACATCACGGCCATCAAAAGTACTATTAGTAGTAATAGCACCTGTCATAGCCCCGCCAGATTTAGGCAGTGCGGCATCAGCAGTAGTACCCTGTGCGGCTGTAGCATAGTCGGAGCTATCAAATGCTTTAACTTGTGCTAGGTTAGTAACCTCGCTATCCATTAAGGCACCAGCGGCAGTTACGTTAGTAGTATCAGTTACATCTGCGCTTGCTTCTATTGCATCAAGCTTAGAATGGTCTGCATCTGTAAACACATTACTGTCAGTAGCGGCTTCTACCGCCGCCCTGATCTCAGCATTTGTTTGATCACCAGTTGCTCCTGCTTCAATAGCGTTAAGCTTACTATGATCAGCGTCAGTGAAAACATTACTGTCTGTCGCAGACTCTACAAGAGTGCGTATCTCAGCAGCAGTCTGATCTGCTGTGGCACCTGTTTCAATACCTGACAGTTTAGTGTCTTTAGCATCTGTGTAAGCATTAGCTTCTGCTTGATATAAAGTTTTTATTTCTGCGCCTGTCTGGTCTGCAGTAGCAGATGCTTCTATGGCGTTTAACTTAGAGTGGTCTGCATCAGTGAAAACATTGCTGTCTGTCGCAGACTCTACCAAAGCTCTTATTTCAGCAGCAGTTTGATCTGCTGTAGCAGAAGCCTCTACCCCATCTAGCTTAGTACCGTCTGTAGCTACGTCTCTTCCATCTACAGTACCAGTAACAGTAATATTACCTGTAACATCAATACCTGCAGCAAAGTCTACATTAGCATCAAACTGCCCGCCCGTAGATTTAGGTACAGTATCAGCTAAATTATTGATATCTGCAGAGGCTACAGTAATAAATACTTCTGATGTACCAGACAAGTTAAGTAAAGATCCTGTAGAGCTAGACTCATAAGATCTTGTCATTGAGTTACCGCTAGAGGCGTAAACTCCAGTGCCTACCTCCCAGCTATCGCCGTTAGTAATTGTGTATCTTACTGAATTACCATTAAGGATACCCCCTTGAGCAAAAGTTTGAAAACCATCTACTGCAGACCCAAGACTTATAGTTCCTGTTCCTGTACTGGATGTACTTACTTTTACACGATCTGCAAACTTAATTGTCATAGGTAGGCACCCTTAAAAGTATTTTATGCAATACGAATTACTGCTGTAGACGCACCTGCTGCAGGAAACTGAATAGTCAAGTCACCTGCTGTTGCACTTACTGTACCGCCAAAGTCAATAACTGCTATTGCTTTGTTAGACTGTGAAGAATTGTAGATTATACAACCATCTGCAGAAACAGTAACATTTGAAAACACTTCGTCAGTAAAGTCAACAATAGCAGTAGTACCTGCTAAAGTAATTGATGCTCCATCCAGTGATTGACCACCTGCAGAGTAGTTTGTTCCTGATGCTTCATCTGAGTTACCAGTAACATTTGAGTAGTTAGTAGTAGCTGCACCATACGTACCTGATGGTGAAGATTTAATTAGAGCCAATTTTAGTGTGTGAGTATCAAGATCGTGAACACCGCCAAGTAGCTCTTGCTTGAACGAGTTGCACATTGCTGTAGTAATAGCCATTGAGGGTATCCCTTATAATAAGCACAAAGGGGCCAGCATGTAGCCAGCCCCTAAGTATAACATCAATTAAGCAGCGTTGTATGCTGCAGTGACCAACGCTTGTGGGCGAAGAATTTTGCGACCGTAAAGGTGCATACCGCGCACGATGTCAGCGAATGAATCTGGATCACGATAGTTTTCCACGTTGTTGATCTGCTCTGCAGAAGCAACAGCATCATCCTGACCACCCAAGATAACACCAAAGTTGGCATCTTGAGCCAAAGCACCAGAAGTGCCAGCGCCAGTACCCTTAGCAGGTAATGCGTTTGAAACATATACACGGAAGCCGTGCAAGTTGTTCAACACAAGACCGTTTTGCAAGCCAGCGCCACCGAAATCGGCGTTCAACATACGACTGTCTTCGTCTTTGAGCATCTCTACGAACACGGGGTCAACAACCAGCCATCTTCCTCGTGACTCAACGTTAGCTGTGTCCATCTGACGAGCCATACGCGCAATAACAGTCAAAGGTGAGACAGTTGCGGATGACAAGGCAGTTGCACCGGGCAAACGTGGGGCCAATGGAATTGAATCACCAGTTGCGTAGGCTGTTGAAGCTGCGTCAGCAGAACCTAATGAGCCAAAGTCAGTAGCGTCCAAGTGATTCACTTTCAAAAATTCACCGTCAAGCTGGTTAGCTGTTGGGTGCTGTGCATCACCAGAAGTAGATGTAATCAGCGCACCTGCAGAGGTGAAACCTGACATGTATGACAGTACGTCTGTATCCATTGAGTCAGCCATTTTATAAGCTGCACGATCAGATGCTAAACGAACAAAGTCTACATTGGCGAATTGCTCTTCAATGTCATCCATCTTGAAGGCAAAGTAGTTTGCTTTGTCGATGGTCAATGAAAAGTCAGAATCATCAAGCTTCTCAACAGAGATGTTTGTATGACGTTGCAGAGCGTTGACGGTTACGTCTGGCTCTTTTTGGATGCGAACAGTATCGCCTTGGTTTGCAATCTCACCAAAATATGAGTTGTTGGTAATTGCGTTAGTGACAGCAGAACGCCGTAGAGCAATCTGTGCCTGTTTTGAGTAGATAATCGGAGAGAAGTTTCCGTTAAATCCACCTGATGCGGATGTAATAGCCATAATGGTTTCCTTTCAATGATATGGCGTTGATAGTAACACTATACCCACTTGAAAGAGGCCTTCTGTAGTAGGGTAGTCAGCTTTGCTTTAGAGATGCCTCTCTGTAAGCGCTGGGCCTATACGTCAGGGTGAGTCTTATATTTGTGGCGATTGTGCTTTTCATAAAGCATACACACACTTTAATATATGTGTATATGCTATAGTTTTATCTATGATAATGTTATTGTCAACTACTTCTTTGACATATCATAAATAAATTTTCCAGAGCGCTGAGCATCTAAGATCTCTTCCATGCGCTTCTCGTATTCTTTGATAGACATTTTAGCTACCATAGACTCACTAATATAGTTAGATGAATCGTCTGGGTTAGGTGTAGATACCTTCTTAGCCTTTACAGAAGAAGCAGCATTCTTATCACTGCTAGACTGCTTCATTGTCTTGATGCCTTTATCTACCTTGTAGAGATCTAATACACGAGCTACTGATTTAGCATCGTCGGTGTTCTCATACAAAGCATCCTGTACCCATTTAGGCTGTTCTTCTGCCCATGTATGGAATGCATCATCTTCGCGGATCTGTGCGAAGTCAGGGTGTATGTTAAGTAGCTCTACCTCGGCCTTTTCTTTCTTAGCTTGAGTACGCATACTTTCTATTTCTTGTAAGCGACTATCTAGATCAGAGGCACGTTCATTAGCCTTCTTATCCGCAATAGCTTCAATGATACCAGCTACATCAGGGTACTTCTTAGTCCAAGCATCGATCTCTTCTTCTGACTTAGGTAGTACAAGCTCATTCTTAGCAGCTAAGTCTAATTGACCCTTTAGCTTATCTAACTCCGTTTTATACTCTGCATCTTTTTCTTGCATGTACTTACGAATATCAGAGTATCGCTTTTTAAAGCTCTTCTCTTCTGCACTCAGATCAGCATCATCCTTTGCGGGTGCTTCTGCTTCCTCTGAGGCTTCTTCTTGTTTGGTATCACTTTTTGTCTGTACTTCGGGTTCGACAGGCTCTGAGCTACTGGGTTCCTCTTGAGTAGCTTCTTCTGTTGAGGCTTCTTGCTCTTCATCGTCCTGTTTTATGCCAGCATCTTTTAAAAGCTGAGCTAACTCCTGTTCATCTCTCTGTACACGAGACATATTACGCATGTGTGATGCAGATTCAACTGCAATAGTTTGGGCTTCCGACATTTCTTACTCCTTTATGTTGGGGCCAGCCTAAGCTGGGTAGCCTTATAGTTATTTATTGTCGTTTAGTTATTATTTCTTTTTGTTCTTCTTCATTAAGCCGCCTTCGGCTCTTCCTGACCCAGAATATTTACCGTCTGCTCTTTTGGGTGCAGATTTACCTGCCTTTGCAGCAGCAGATGTTTTTGCCCTTTCTCTAGCAGCGCTAGTATCTGCTTTAATTCTGTCAGTTGCACTCTCTCTTCTATCACGCTCTTTTTTAGTAGGGTTAGTGATATAATCAGTACCACTTTTATGTTCAGATAAGCTCTTCTTTGCTTTCGTTCCTGTACCACCTGTACGTCTTGAACCATGAAAGCTGTCACTTAATGATGGGCCTTCATAGCTATTATCAAACTGATCTCCCAGCCATGTATCAAAGAAGTCAACTTTTCCATCATTATTCATGTCATTAAGAATACCGCCGCCGCCTAATACACCGCCGCCGCCTAGAATACCCTGACCCTCATCTTTTCCGCGTCTAGTTACACCATTAAATAGCTCTTGTATCTTAGCTTTTTGTGCATCATCATCTGTTGCTCTGTAACGTTTTTCTAACTCTCTAGCTACCGCAAAACCTGTGGCACGTTTACCTATTTGTGCTATAAGTCCTACAGGGCCAGCAAAGGTACTAAGACCAGCAAAAGCTTTGTTTACCTTTGGGCTACCTAAATTAGTAGCTAACTCAAAAAGCTCTGCATCTTCATAGTCTTCAAATTGTTTTGCTGCTTTATTAACGTTCTCTAATTCTCTATTAGCTTTATTCTGTTCTTCATTTGCTTTAATTTTAGTGGACTCACCTGTTTCAGGGTTTTGCACAGTTATCTCTGGAGATTTATAATTCTCAGACACAACATAACCTGCGTCAATCATAGCTTGGGCTGCTGCATCTGGTTTTCCATCAACAAAGCGTAAGGAAAATGCCGCTCCTGTTTTTGGGTCACGATATTCTCTATACTCAATATTATCAGCCATAAAGTTTGTTTCAAATATAGAAGAAACGTCAGGTATAACAGGCTGTTCAGGCATAACAGGTGTAGTTACATCTCCACCCTCATTATAGCCTTTTAAGTATCCACCGTCCTTCATATTGACCATAGGCTGATCTTCTGCGACTGTCTGTAGCTCAGAGATGTCAAACGGGAAGTCTTCATCCTCTGGCTCAACCATCTCCATGCCTTCTGGTGGTATTGGCTCACCACCGATACGACCATTGGCTTCCATATCAGCAAAGCCTTCTTTGGCTTGTGTACGTAAATCCTCAAAGAATTTGACACCATAAAAGCGTACAACATCAGCAGGTACAACATACTCGCCTTCACTTAGCTGTGCAGGGATATCATCACGTACCTCTTCTGGTAGTGAGCCTGTAGGTACTTCATTACCTGATACAGGATCTACATCTTCTAGTGCCTCATCAGTCTGCTTACTTACTAAATCCATTGACTGTCTCCCTGAGTAGCTTTAATCGTCTTAGCACACTAATTGCACCCTGTGCTCTGTGTACTTCTACAGGTGTATCTGCACTTTCAATGATTCTATGCTGTATAGTGACTAGATCATCTATGTGTGCATAAAACTCTTCAATAGCTTGCTTGTTATTTACAAACTGTTTAAGCGACATTACCAGTAAACCCTTGTTCATTAGGTGTAGGGGCAGTACCTATACCCATCTGAGAACCACCGCCACCAGACGTATCAGCTACGCCCTGTGGGCCTTGTCCTTGAGGTGGAGCACCCTCTGGTGCTGCAACACCTTCTGGCCCTGCAGGGGGCTGTGCGGGCTGCTGAAAGCCCTTCAAGATCTCAGCTTGAATAGCCGCATCCTGCATGGAGTTAGTAACCTTGTCTGGGTCAAGATCCATAGACTTAGCAATCTCACGAATGATGTAGTCCATCTTAGCAAAAGGTGCTAGTACTGGGTTCTGTGCTACTTGCAAGAATTGCATCAAACGCTGTGACCGTACTTCATTAGCCATCAAGCTTTCTGTACCAGACGCACGTACCTCTAAATCACCTTTAATACTTTCGTCAAAGTCAAACTGCATGTTAAATGCAAAAAACGCCTTACCTAGAGGACGAATCAAGTAATCATCTACGTTCTTTACTACAGTACGGATAGAGCCGTTGGCAGCAGACATAAGCATACTAATACCAGAAGCAGTACGACCCACTCCAGACACGCCTGTCTGACCGTGAGCAAAAGAAGGGAAACCAGTGCTTTCATCCGCTAAAACTCTTGCCTTATCAAACAGTTGCATATTCTCTTGTGCTACATTAGGAAACTTGGTGCCAAAGATGCTCTGCCCCATTGCACCCCCCTGACGCCTAAACACTTTTCCGGGGTACACAGACAAGTCTTGGCCCGGCACCATGTTCGTTTCGTCAACCTCAATGATCAAGTTACCACTCAATGCAGCATTATCAATAGCCATACGCATAAAGCCATTCATAAGTGTTTGAGTATCATCCATATTCTCAGCGATACCTACACCAAAGAAGCTGTAGGGGTTATGCTCATATGGGGTAGCATAGTAAGGTATACGTGATGGCTTGAACGGGTTTAGTACCATACGCAGTACTTCTCCATTACAGATCCATACGTTAGCACTTACTTCGTCTAAGTCTTTCATAGAAGTAGGTATCTTAATACCGTGCTCTTCTAAAATAGCAGTGTCTACAAAGCCCCAAAACTCTAACACTTCCCAACGCTCAGACTCAGCATGAACCTGATTGTCTTCCATAGTCATTTCCCAGTGCTTCTGCACATAGTCTGGGCCTTTAGTAACTGCCATATCAATAGCATCATCCATAAAGTATGGGCGTGTCTTGAGTGAGCGTAGCTGTGTACGTGACATCTTGTGACGCTCAATAGTGTACTCAGCATCATCCATAGACGTAGCTTCTGGGTCAGGGTAGAAATTCCACACACTTACGTGGTTGCACTCAGGTACAGTCTTTATAAGAGGATCATACTCACCTTGATCATTCCAGTTAGGGTACTCTTTATCTACAGCAAATGGGCCTTTCATAACACCCATACCAAGCAAAGCCATCTCAAATGCCATAGAGCGTAAATGCAAAGAAGCGCCAGACTCATTTAGCTGGTCATGGATCTTCTTTTCCATTCGTTTAGCTGCAACCATAGCAGGGTGAAATGTAACGGTGGTAGGCGTTGTGCCATCACCTTCAACAACCTTTTCTGATACGGATGCTAACTTGTCGCTGAGTGGCCCTAAACGCTGCTTTAGATCTGCTAACGTTTCTCCGGGTTTTAACTTCTCAGTACCGTCAAGTAAGTAGGGCCGTGAAGGCTTGTCTTGTGTTACACTTTTAAGTGCTTCACCTGCTGCTGCGGCATTAGGGTCAATGTTGATGTGTACTGATTCAGCAACGCCATCTGGTAAAATAGATGGATCTACTGACATAGGAAACTTATTGTTACCAAACAAAACGTCAACAATCTGCCCATATGCAGCTAAGGTCTTAGTCTTCGTGACTTTAACAAATACACGAGACTTTTCTGTGTCTGTAAACTTTACGTCAGGCCCATACAAACCACGATAGTTGCGGTAAGCACGTAACCATCTATCTTCGTCACTCCTGCGAGCATCTTCTGCCCTGCTAAAACGTTCATCAACAAAGGATACAATACTAGATTTAGCTTCAAAGATGCTATCCTCTGCGTCCTCTGCAGCTACAACTTCATCTGTATCAAAGGTTACTTCGTCAATATCTGCCATGTTTTAGTATCCAAATGTTGTGTCTTGTGCTTGAAAGCCCTGATTTGGTTTGTCAGGCGTGAAATCCCATATACTTCTACTACGGGGTCTTGTCATAACGCCGTAACGTAGGGCATCATATAGGTGGTCTTCCGCTTTAGTGTCTACATCCTCTGGGTTCTTTTTATCTAGAGGGATAATAGGTATTTGAGATAGGGTGTTAATACAGTTACTCATAAAAGCAAGTCTTGGTTTCTCAGTAAACTCATCTACCTGCAGACGCCTATGTATTTCGTTCTTACCAGCTACACGAGAGCCTCTAGATCTATCAGAAGGACGCCAACGGCAACCCTTCATGTTCATCTGTTCAGCCAGTGATGGCCCAGTATCACCACGGTTATGCCATAAACTAGAATCCAGAACACCATATCGCATACCACCATCATTAGCTTCCGCTTCCAGTATCATATCAGCTAAATCAGAAGCTGTAACTTTAGAACAATAAAGCTCCCTGTAGACGATAAGCTGTTCGTCGGGAGCGACAGTAAACCATAAAACTCCTGTATAACTACCGTAGCCGTAGTCGCAAGCTCTAAACTTAACCCAGTTGTCTGGGATTTCAAAAGGGTCAATGACATGAAGGGATCTGTTAAACTCTGGGAAAGCTGCTCCTTCATTGACATCCCAATTACCCTCTAATAGTTGTTTTCTTTGGTGTTCTGGTAAAGACAAAAGCATAGCTTCGTAGTCACCAGTATCGGCTAGGTATGGGTTGTCAAACAGACTAGCAGGTATAAACCTACGCTTAAACAGAGGTTGACCCTCTTTGCTGTGACCTTTAGGGAATGTAATAGTATCCCCTGTTTCTATGTTAGTTGCCCAGAAAGGTTTATTAGATGGTGCAGGGTCAATAAACATCTTTTTAACCCAAGCATGACCACTACCACCTGGGTTTGTAGTAGCACGAATGTACAAGCCTAAGTCTGTACTATGGGCAGACCTCAAGCGACTCCTCATGTAATCAAACGCATAAGGGGTAGGCCATTGAGTTAGCTCGTCGAATCCGATCCAGTTAAACGCTTGGCCTTGGTAACGAGTAACGTCCATATCTTTATCAAGTTACGACATCCAGAGCCTACCACCTTTCGGAGTAGTCCACTGACTTTTACGCTCAGACCACTTAATGCCCGGAACAGCTTTAGGATAAAGCTCTTGGCTTTTTTGAATAAGCTCACGTAATTCCTCCGTAGTATGTCGTACAAGTAACCCACTAAAGTTAGGATCATTTAACCCATGTAGAGGATCAGCAAGCATTGCGTAACTCTTACCGCCACCTGCTGCACCACCATATAGTACCTCACGCTCAGATGCGCTTAGAAAGTCTGTCTGAGGGCCGGGATTAGGCTTAAACACTACATCCTGTGCCACCTCAACGTCAAACTCTGCAGGGGCTACCTGTGCAGGTACAGTCTCTTTTGGAGTGGTAACTACAGTCTCACTCTTCTGAGTACGCTCCGATACAGCCTTTTTCGAGCCTCTCGATTTCGGATAACGCCGTTTCGAGCCGCTTGGCAAGGTTCCGTTTAATTGTAGCAGCTTTTTTACGTCTTCGCTCAATATCTATTCTCTGTCTAAGACCTGCATGTGATATGCTACGTCCAGTTTGTTTTGTGAGCCAATTAGCTACATCTCTGTAACTATACTGTTGAAGATGCCGCTTTGCAAGCTCTAAGGCTTCTAACTCAAGCGGTATAGGCTGTAACAAGTTTTCGTTGTCGTGGTGTATCTCATAACCAAAAGGCGGCTTCTTAGTTAGCTTGGCTATAACGTGCCACTCTCTCTCTTTACCGCGTTTTGGTTTAGGTAGCTCCCAATACTCTAAGTCTCTGCTTATGTGCTTTGGTCTTACTATTCGTTATTACCTTCTTTTGGTGGTAGATAAAAGACGCCACCTGTTGAGGTAACATCAACTTTATCTACTTTACCAAGTCCAGCACGATCAAGCAAGTCTTTAGCGGCACTCATCTTATCTTTTATCCCAAGCTCTGTAGGGTCAGACAAAGCCTGTACCATAGCCATTGCAGCTTTAGGCGCTGTACGGGCGAAATAAGATCTTGTAGCTTCTCCAATTTCATCTTTAAGTGCCTCCACTATAATGCGAGTCGGTGTGCCGTTACTGTAACCTGCCAACTTCTTGGCAAGCACAACATCACCACCAGCATCATCGAAGAGTACTTCTAGAAACTTTTGTTGATTTTCTGTGAGGTTTCTTGCCATATGAAGTTGTCCTTTATAGATAGGCTTGCCTTATAGTTTTATGAAGTTTTACTACAAAAGCAAGCTTTATTTTTATTTAAGCCTCTGTTAAGTCCAGAACCTGTCTGTCTATCTGTATCACCAGATGATACGTGAGTAAAAACTGTAAGGCTAAGAATAACAGGAATGCTGTTTCTTAACCTCACTTGTACTCACCGTATACACGGTTGTATATCTCACCACGAGAAATACCTATATCGTGTAGCTCTTTATTAGACATATTCTTTAAAACCCAGTAGTCTGCTCTACGCTGCTGGTGATTTTGAATACGTGTCAGTAAATTCTTAAACATTGCACTATCTCCTTATGTTACGTGCGGAGATAGTTATACTTATATGTTAGCGCTATAGTAGATACATAATGTGCATACCCGTTACCCTACAGGCACAAAGGTTTCTGTAACTGTTAATATCGTATCTATATGCCCAGAACCTGTAGGGGTAACTCTTATTTGATCATTAGGTTGTAGTACTAAATCTATCTGATTGAAGCTTATGTAATCACCCCCACCTAGAGATTTAGCACTTAAAAATTTAGAAACATAGTTAGCTGCTGCTACATACCAACCTACTTCTACTGTGTTAGTAGAACCACCACCATTAACTACATGAATAAAAGTAATCTCAGCAGTACAGTTTGCAGGACATGTATAGACATTCTCTGTAGTCGTACCTGTATTATGCCCATAAACAGACTTAATACGTGCTGGCTTACCTTGATTCACAAAAGACATTAAGCTTCTTTCTTAGTTTTTGGCTTAATAGCCTTCTTTACTTTTTTAAATATACCTGATGCCTCTGCGTCCATACAGATCTGAGTAACGTTAGGGTCTTTACTTTGTACGTTACCAAAACGATCCTCACCTGCAGATTGGTTGCCATTAGCATCCCAAACCATGCCATCACCATCAATAGTGTAACCTGCCGCATTAAGCTGCTTCTTATACTTATCGTAATACTTAGCCATTAGGCTTTACCACGCTTAACAGGGTTCTTTGCTGGATTAGATGCGCCACAGTAACCGCCTGTGTTGTAACCCTTCTTCTTAGCCATACCGCCACCCATATAACCCATCTTCTTAGCTACAGCAGGTGCCTCTTTCTTTAGTGCTGCCATACCAGCATTCATTGGTTTATTAGCCATGTCACTTCTTCCCTTGAGTTGTTGCTTTTTTCTTTGCTGTAGCACTCAAGTCTTTCAAGTGATACAACCTCTTACTGTTCTTACCGTGAGTCTTACCAGAGTGTACTTCACCATTAGGCATCTTATGCATACCACCTTTATGTTCAGTACCATCCTTAAAGTAATGCTTTACGCCTTTAGCCATTATTTTTTAGCCTTTTTAGTTAATCCACCCTTATTCATTTGACGTTTTTTAGCTACAGACAGGGTTCCTCTATTTATAGAGCTTGCTGTATCACCTATTTTAAACATACCGCCGCCGCCAGATACTTTAGGTTTTCTTGCTTTATTTTTACCACTAGGTGTCACAGTCTTTTTTAAGTAATGCTTAATCTGATTTGCTTCACCTCTAGCTTGTGCAACAACCTGTGGGTATTTTAGGTTATTTTTCTCTGCATAACCTATTATTTTATGCTTTAATTCTTTTGCATTATAGCTTTTACTACCTTGTATATATGCATCAAGTAACCACTTAGGGGTCTTTTTTCCAGTGTAGCGCTCTTGAAACTCACCTATTTTAGGGGGTCTTTTATCAGCCATTATGTTGTTCTCTTTTTACCTGATGCAGTCGTTGACCACTTTACTTTCTTAGGGCCAGTCTTCTTAGCAGCTTCTTTCTTACTAATCTTACTAGCTACAGCTTTAGGTCTACATGCAGGGTAAGGTCTACCTGAGTCTTTACTACCTGAGCGACCACATTCTTTGCCGGTCTTTACATCTGTCCACTCTTCACCAAACCACTTACCTAAGCCACCCTTAGCGTAACCCCTACGGCTTTGTATTAGGTGGCCTGTCTTACGCGACTTTGTTTTTGCTTGAGCCACTATATTTGCCTCCCCTACGCTTGTATTCCTTAACTAACCAGGCTGATGCATAAGCGCTAGGCCATGTTTTAAATTTCTTTTTAGCTGCTGCCTTTACAGTTGCATAGAGTTTTTTGTTAGTCGGTGTAGCCATGTTATATCTTTCCCATGTATTTCAGCAGGATTAGTAACGCAAAGCCACAAACAAATAAAAGTATTAGACCTATACCACCATAAATAAGTATATTCTCTACCATCTTTTGCGTCTTCTTGCGCTTCTCTTCCCGTTCCTTCTTATTACGTACACGTATCTCTTTGCGTAACTCTACCAATTCACCCCAAGCAGAGAAGCCGCGTGTAGCTATGACGATCTGTCTTAGCTCCTCTTCCATGTCCTCTGCTTTCTTACGAGCTACAAACGTGGATAAAGCTTCCTCATTTGAATTAGCAAAGACACTATCTCTTTTCTTACTGTGGTCATCCTTAATGTCATCTATTGCTTGGAATAAACTACCAATGTCTTTAGCTAAAGAAGTTATCTCTTTCCCGGCAGAAACCCCTGCTTTAACGGCGCTGAAACTCGCCATAGCGATTGTAATAGGATCCATAATGTCTCTCTCTCAATTTGCATCGCCTACCCCTAAGCAATGATAAAGTCTACAATCTGACCATCAGGCATTCTAAGCTTGTTTGGATCAGGGTGGTATGCATACTTTTGATTAACTAATTTAAGATCCTCTACTGCAGTGTCAGGCGTAACCTTGTTAGGCTCTGGTTTCTCTTCTACATTAGCTTTATGTGATCTGTCTTTGTCTTGACTCTCAAACACAATATTCTCATGTGTCTGGAAAGGCATACTAGGCAGCGGAAGGTGAGATATAAGTGTCACCTGCATCAAACTCCTTGTCTTTCTTCTTTTGTAAGTATCTTTGTTTCTTGAGTTTCTGAATAGGGCGTTTACGTTTAGGTAACTTCCGTTTAATCTGACTCTTCAAAACTGCTTATACTCCTTAGCATTTCCAACGTTTACGGGCTTGTCTCAAACGAGAGTTAGGATCTTTAGCTGCTGCAGGAAACTTCTTCATCTGCCCAGCACTTCTAGCACAGTAAGACTTACGCCGCTTTGCAGCCTTACTACCCTTCTTAACTTCACCTGTCACAGCACCCTGTAGCTTAGACTTGGGGTTAGCTTTACGATGGGCAGCTATACCTGTAGTTGTCATACCTGCACCGTCTTTGGTCTTACGGTAATTAGCGTTCTTACCTTTAGTAGTCTTGCGTATAGCTTTTTCTCTGCGAGTCTCACTAGCCATAGGATTACCTTTAACTTTTAACTTTTCTACCTGTTCTACGAGAAGTAGAATAAGTCATAGTCTTTTTAGCTGCATTTCTTTCACTTTGTTGTATCTTTGGTTCTGATATACCTTTAACGACAGCACCTTTAAAAGCTGGGTCAAGTTTTTTCATAGTCCTATCAAAAGCAACCTGAGTTATTTCACCTTTTCCTAACTGCTTACGAAGCTTGGCTTTAAGAGTTTTTATATCTTTAAGTAACTGAGTCGCTTGTTTTTGGTCACGATTCTTTGGTCTTGCTGTTGAGTTATTTGCTGGCATTTTACTTATCCTTTTTTCTTGTTGCTGCTTGTACGAGCTACACTACGGTTCTTAGCCTTAGTCTGTACACGCAAGTTAGAACGTTTGTTGTTACGAGGGTTGCCATCCTTGTGGTCAACATCCTTACCGTCACCCTTCTTAGCTAAGCCACCAGCCATCATAGCCTTACGTGCAGCATTACGAGAAGCCCTATCCTTCTTTACGGATGGCTTGCTGTCATACTTAGCGTTCTGCTTCTTGTAGTCACGCTTACCGTTAGTCATATAGGGCATTAGCCGTAGCTCCGCTTTCTGTCAGGATCTAATACGTCTCTTCTAGGTAAGTGGCCCTCTAAGTACATAGCACGTTCTACGTGATCTAAAGAATACCTGATGCCAGTGTCAGCCTCTATAGCTGCTCTTACATAGAATACGTCACTCTTAGGAATGTGTACACGTTTCAAACGTGATGCGTCACCTGATACAAGAGCATCGTAAAACTCTTCTATTACATTATCAGATGCATATAGTTGTATGTTTTTATTTTTCATTGTCAATACATTAATACACGTAAAAAAGTGGTACGTGCCGCAAACTACAAGTATTGAGAGAGGAGACAAGGGGGAGAGCAACACTAAGAGTTGCAACACGTACCAGTTTGTAACACAAATTATGATTATTGCTTATGAGAAAGTGTTACATTAAAGAAAGTATATCACTTACAAACATGTTATACAAGAATAAAGTGTTACTATAGTGTTATAACTCTTCCTATGTCCACTAACCCATTTACAACACTCTATATAAAGTTATAACTCTTCTAAAGTATTACTTTACTTTTAAGTATTACTCTTTTTTAAGTGTTTTAACTTAAAGTGTTATAACTCTGCTGCTACTGCTACGCAGTTATACTCACAAAGCCACCCCTGTCAATACCCTATGAAGCGATTACCTGTAAAATGTTACATATATTGCAGGTTTGTAACAATATGTGATAATACATAGGTGCGTATACACGTAAAAGTTGTGGCTTAAAAAACCACTTCTGTGTGCTTGTACATACACGTACATCGTGGATGGGGGCACCGGCCCTCGCAGGGGGGTAGCATGATACCTTTT